GGCGATGGCGCTGCTGTTGTTAAGAACATTGTTAACGGTGTTTCTAGCTTACAGAGCATGTTGGCTCCCCCTGAGAAGGCGAGTCCCATCACGGATGAAATTTCCTTGGATCATTACGACCCAATTAGACTCCGAGAAACTCGAGGGGCCAAATTGCGAAATAAGATCAAACGCTCCTGTTTATTGGGGGCGATTGATTGTATCGCTGGGTATGACCACAAAACTCTCAACAGTCCTGATACTATTTGGGATTTCGAATCGGATAACAACAATCTGGTTTGGGGGAGTACTGTTAATCCTTCGAAAGCGCAAATCGAAGGTAGTCTTTTCGGAGTGAAAGAGGGAGATAGCAGAATTTTCTATCGCTTTCATCCCAAAGGACTAGTAGGAAGTAATCAATTTTACAAGTGGACTATAATGAGTTCTGGTGGAATTTCTTTCTACGTGGTAGACGTCAACGCTGCTGGCGACCGATTAGGTTATAATTTCGGTTGTCACACCTTGCCGATCGTGAATTTTGAGTCTAAGTTTGTCTTTATACGTGCTACCGTTAATGACGAATTTGGCCACTTGATTACCTCTATAAGACAATTTTCTGTCGATATCAGACCATCTGGTACTTTGAATTTTGATGAGGTTACTTTCACTCGAGTAAGAGATGTACCCCCTGTTTTGTTGGGGGACTCGGCTAAGTATCCCGTTTGTAACAATTTGCTCACCTTTCTTTTAGGCCCTAAGAAGCCGAAGCCAGGTCTTTGCAATTATTTTGTTCCTTACGCCCCTACTATGTCCAATCATCTCGGTTCTGTGGAAATTAAGTATTCCGATTATGACAAGGGCGGCGTGTTTGTACGGTACACCTTTAATACTCTAGGTAGCTACGTTAATCTTTCCGATGGAATCAAGGATTATTCCCTTGATTACACGTGTTTCAGAAATACCGTTACTAGGATGCGTCAAGCTAAATCCGAGATGCCTTTCTCAACCGCTTCTGCCAACTTCCGTGTTCAGGGAGTTGCTGATTATGATGAGGTGGCTACCTTGGTGTGTGCGTGTCTTAAGAACATCACGTTTCCTAAGGAAATGCAAATCACCGATGGTGCATATGTACAGAAAGCTGTGTTCACAGCTGTCCAATATGATGCTAAGAGTCGTGATGATTTGAAGATGCCTAGAGTGTTGGAGTTAATCCCTTCCAGTAATGCCCCCTTTGCGGCTGGCCCTATATTTATAGCGCGCGACCCGTTGTCTATTGATACTTCTCTTGAGAAGCGTATAATAGCCCCTCAAATTGAGGCTAAGGAGCGTTTTTACAATTTCTATGCTAGTGACGAGTGTGATAACATCGTCCCTGGCGCGGATGTTGCTACCCTTTGCAGTGAGTATGCTAATTTAGTTATCGGTGATCGTCGTCGTACCATGAAGATGGGCGATGTTTTCGAGATTGTCAATGGACTAAACGCTACGCAGTCTGCTAGGATGCGTGATTGTGAAGAGCTCATCAGAGACAGCAATGGGGGTAGGACTGAAGGTGATAAGATGTTTCCTAAGAATGGCCATGTTACTAGTGACAAGGCCAATCGTGTTATTCTAACTACAGATCAGAAGGATTCTGTTAATGCAGGTATGATCTATGATCCCATGGCCAAAGTGTTTGCTGCTACTGGGCATTATGGATTTTTAGCGCCCGGCGAGTTGGCTGATTCCACCAAGTCCATCTTTCTCCAAGCTATGGAGGAAGGTTCTAAGATTGGTGGAACAGACGTCTCGTCTATGGATGCCTGCATCAACGAACTCTGTAGGAAGGTCGAAGAAGCCATTGTGTTGGGCTGTCTACGACCTGAGTTTCATAATGAAGCCAAAAGGATAATGCGTCGCGCTAGGGAGGCAGTGTATGCCGTTAAAGGACGTGAGAACAAATCTGTCAAACTCAAGGATTGTCGTCACACTGGTAGTAGGGACACTACCTATGGCAATTGTGTTACTTCGGGTTTGTTCGTCTACATTGCTCACAGGATTGAGGGTTATTCCAGTGAGCAGGCGTGGGCCCGTAAGTGGTTGGTAGCCGGAGATGATACTCTATTCTCCGGCCTATCTATCGGGTCGTTAACCTTGGCAGCTAAGGTTGTGGGACTGAAGATCCCCGAGTCGAAGATCAATTTGTCTGAACCAACTGACAATATTGATTATTTGGCTTTTAACCTACGGTACTCGGCTGGTAGTGTTGTGTTTTCGAGATGTTGTAAGAGACAGCTCAACAACTTCACTATAGCGGCAGATACTGGTGTGAAGAGTCACGCTGTCGCCAAAAGAAAAGCTATAGCTTATCTTTCAACTTTTACAGCTTATTCTCCTTTGTTGTTTGCTCTTGCGAGCTTATTTGTTCGCTTGAGTGATGACACTGGGGAAGTCGATGGCACGGGGTATTATTATAATCTGCACCGCTCCGTGTTTGTAGAAGCTTCGAACCGTTTTAACAATGAGTTCGATACTTCTGAGGCTGAAGCTTTAATTAGGTTGGACGATATAGCTGACCTCAAGACCACTCCTCAGCTCTATGACGAGGTGGTTGAGAGCATTACCCGCGCCAAATCTTTAGATGATTTGCCTGCTACTGATTGGTTTTATCAGCGGCATGAGCATCCTGTCCCACTAAAGACTTTGATGTTGGGTGATGGTACGCTTTTGGAGGCGCAGTGTTGAGACATATACAAGCTCCAGGTTTAACCAAAAATTGTATACATAATGCCTAAGAAGGTTCAAAAGAAAATGCAAAATAAGAGAAGTAAGAAAAGCAAGAAGACTAAGAGTAAGATGATGAAGGTCTCAGGACT